CCAACAGATGCAGAAGCCACAACTATTTCTGCCAAAGATCAAAGTGAGATTCTGAAAGAAAAGTACAAGAAGTTTAGGAAAGAACAAAAGCAACAAAAAGAAGGAGCAAAGTAAACCATGGATCTATCAACAGAAATCCTTTCAGACATCACTGTGCACATGAAGTATGCCAAGTATGTGCCAGAACTATATCGACGTGAGACCTTCAAGGAGATCGTCGATCGAAACAAGGCAATGCACATAAAGAGATATCCTCACCTTGAGGACGAAATCAACGCAGTTTATGAGTTTGTTTATGATAAGAAGGTTCTGCCTTCTATGCGTTCTATGCAGTTTGGCGGAAAGCCCATCGAGGTCGCCCCAAACCGTGTTTTCAACTGCGCTTACATGCCTATTGACGACCCCCGTGCCTTTTGCGAGGCTATGTTCCTTCTTCTCGGAGGCACAGGTGTTGGTTATTCCGTTCAGAGGCACCATGTAGAGAAGTTGCCCGAGATTAGCCGTCCAAACGCCAAGAGAACTCGTCGCTACCTCATCGGCGACTCTATTGAGGGTTGGGCCGATGCTGTAAAGATGCTCATTCTTTCCTACTTCAACGGCACATCCAAGATCCGTTTCGATTTCTCGGACATTAGACCGAAGGGAAGCGCTTTAGTAACATCTGGCGGCAAGGCTCCAGGCCCACAGCCACTAAAGGAGTGTCTTGTCAAGGTCGAAGGCATCCTTGACACCAAGCAGAACGGCGACAAGTTGAGTCCTATTGAGGTTCATGACATCATCTGCCACATTGCTGACGCTGTTCTTGCTGGTGGCATCCGACGCGCTGCTCTTATTTCCCTATTCAGCGCAGATGACGACGAAATGATCGCTGCAAAGGCTGGTGCATGGTGGGAGGAGAACCCACAGCGTGGTCGAGCCAACAATTCTGTCGTTCTAATGCGCCACAAGGTCACAAAGGAGTTTTTCCTTGATCTTTGGGCTCGCGTCAAGGCTTCTGGTGCTGGCGAGCCTGGCTTCTATTTCACTTATGACAAGGACTGGGGAACCAACCCTTGCTGCGAGATCGCCCTTCGCCCCTACCAGTTCTGTAATCTAACCGAGGTCAATGTTTCTAACGTTGATTCCCAGGAAGACTACGAAGCCCGTGTTCGTGCTGCCGCTTTCCTTGGCACTCTACAGGCATCCTACACGGATTTCCACTACCTTCGTCCAGTTTGGCAGCGAAACACTGAAAAGGACGCTCTTATTGGTGTTTCCATGACCGGCATCGCTTCTGGTGCCGTCCTTGAACTCGACATGAAGGCCGCTTCCAAGGTTGTAAAGGAAGAAAACACCCGTGTTGCTGAACTCCTCGGCATCAGGCCCGCTGCTCGCTGCACTTGCGTCAAGCCGGCAGGCACAACCTCTCTAACCCTTGGGACATCCTCCGGCATTCACGCCTGGCACAACGACCATTACATTCGTCGCATTCGTGTTGGCAAGAACGAGGCCATTTATGGCTACCTTACCGAGTTTCACCCAGAGTTGGTTGAGGACGAGTATTTCCGCCCCCACGACACCGCTGTCATCAGTGTCCCGCAGAGGGCACCAGAGGGCTCTATCACTCGCTCTGAAAGCGCCTTGGAGATGCTAGAGCGTGTAAGGCGTGTGAGCAACGAGTGGGTTCAGGGAGGCCACAGAAAGGGCCAGAACACGCACAATGTTTCTGCCACCATCACGATCCGCGAAGAAGAGTGGGAGCCAGTTGGCGAGTGGATGTGGGAAAACCGCGAGTGCTACAATGGGCTTTCAGTTTTGCCACACACAAATCACACTTACGTCCAAGCCCCCTACGAGGACTGCGACGAAGAGACTTACAATAGACTAATGAAGTCCCTTGTTAATGTCGATCTTACCAATGTCATTGAGGTTGAGGACAACACGGACCTACAAGGCGAATTAGCCTGCGCCGGCGGATCCTGCGACCTCGTTTGATGAAAAATAACACTTGACTCCTCACCTCACTTAGACTACATTAGAAGAGTGAGGTGAGGAATGAAGTTTAACCACCTTCTCCCCCGCTGGGAGCAAATGAGCAACTGCCCAGAGGGTGGAGAACATTATTATGTGCCAACCAGCCATGTTGAGGCAACGCTTCAGCATGTTGCTGTCCGTTTCCGTTGTAAGAAGTGCGGAAGGCTCTCCACTGCTTTTTTGGATGAGCCCACTTACTACACAAATGAGAATCTAATCAAAAAGTATGGAGGAAACTAATGATTTTGGAGCCGAAGACTCCTTGGGTTCAGGTTGAGATGTCTTTCGACAATAAGGAAGAGTCCCCTTACATGATCGAACTACCCGAGGACTACCGACCCGCAGAGAAGCCCTACAAGGCCGTTTCTATTGTAAGCGATCCAAGTGGCGAATATTCTTATGGTGATGTTGTTGTTCTTCCTACACACATCATCCGTGAGATCGAACTTTCTGGCAACAAGTTTCACCTTGTTGAGCGAAACCACATTATGGCGGTTGTGAGAGCAGAATAATGAGATTTGACACGGAACTTATAGAAGCCATAAGGAACGATCTTATGAGCGAAGCCGAATACGAGATCGCTAATACGGTTGACCACCCAGACTACTACGGTGGTGAAGACAACCCTTACGAAGCCATTAAGATCATCGAGGCTTATGACCTAAACTTTTCTCTTGGAAACGTCATCAAGTATGTCCTCCGAGCAGGAAAGAAGAGCGACAGCGCCATTGAAGATCTTGAGAAGGCAGCACGCTACATCCAGTTTCAGATCGACTATTTGAGGAGGCAGGAGTGAGTGAACCAACACATTTTACCAAATTTGAAATGGAGCTTATTCACGGATCTCTTGATTTCACACTGAACAATTGGAACTCTTGGCTCGCAAAAGATGATCTACCTGACGGGTGGAGCCCCAGGGACGCAGAAACCGTGATTGAAACATTGGAAGGGGTTATAAAGAAGTTCTACACTGTCTCAGCGCCCTTTTGGGACGAAGAAGAGATCGAAGACGAAGAACTACCTAACAATGTGCTACATTTTCCGTTTGGAGGGGAAGAATGAACATACGCCAGAGCCTCTTCCGCCTTGTTAACGCCGACCGTGCTGAGAGTCTAGAAGAAGTCAACGATGTTCTTGAAGACATCATTGATATCCTCATTGAAATGAATGATTTTAAGAAGGTTTGGTACACAGGAAGCCCAGACACACATTTTGAAAAAAGGGAAAATGAAGAATGAAGAAGAATCTATGGAAGTCTATTGATATTTATGGAGATGGAATTGGACGGGTTGATTTGGTTGATCATATGGGTTCTGACCTCACTATTGTTAATAGTGCCCGCGTTTCTTTCGGAAAACACAAGGAGAAGTTAGATGGAAAAGACGAACGACTTATCAATTATCTGGTCAATCATAGGCACACGTCTACGTTTGAGCATAATATTGCTACTTTCCGTTTTGTTGTTCCTCTATTTGTCCGCAGCCAGCATCATAGGCATAGGACTTGGAGTTATAACGAAATTAGCCGTCGATACACTGATGTAAACATCCAGTTCTACGAGCCACAAGGTTTCAGAACACAGCACGAGTCTAACCGACAAGCCAGCAACGCTGACGAGTTGATTGACCCGCAGATGCTATTTCTACCTGACGATCCAGAGTCCTCCAAGATCACAGCATCTTGGAAGGTGCGGGCTCACCACAACCACAGCCTTGCCCTGTTCAATCAGTTGATTGAAGCAGGCGTTTGCCGAGAACAGGCAAGAGGGGTTCTACCACAGAACCTCTACACCGAGTATTATGGCACAGTCAACCTGAACAATCTTCTAAAGTTCATTGACCTCCGCACACACGAAGGGGCGCAATGGGAGATACAGAAGGTCGCCGAGGCTTGCTTGGAGATTGCAGAGGTGCTATGGCCTGTTGCGGTTTCTTCTTACCGTCGGGCCAAGAAGCTTAGGCTTCGACTTGAAGGTCTTCGCGCCCTCATGAAGACTGACGAAGTTGTTATCACTCTAAAGGAGACGGGAGAAGTTTTATCATACAAGGAGCTTCTTGGGCTGATTGACAAGTTTCTGGAGAGCGAAGAATGAAAAAGGTTGACACAGAGACCTAAATACGCTATACTGTGAACATAGAGTGAGGCGGTATTACGCAGGGTTCTACTGAGACGATAAACGACCCGGTTCAAGGAATAAGAGTCTAACAAAGGAATACTTGAACATCTGTGGGTTTAAACCCCACCACTCTATTCCATAATGAAGTTACCCCGATTGTAAGGATCAAGCAGGAGAGGGATAAACTCCATGATTGCTAATCTGCGGGTGGGACTGGAAACAGTCAGTTAGGTGGGTTGGTTGCCTAACACCTTTT